ACGTTCCGTCCATCAAAAGATGCCTTTGCGCCCTGCCGGGGGCCTCCGTCTGCGGACGGGGTTTCGCTGCATCTCGCCGCTGCCCGGTCCAACACCACCTTCCTGCGTGATTGCATTCACAGGAGCGTGACACGCTCCTGTCCTCTGCCAATAGAGGGACTCACCAGCGGAAGCTTTCTGGCACGCCTCGTCTGTCCAGATACTCCTGCCGAGCCTGCTCCCGCTGTTCCTCGGTGGGTGCTGTCTTGTACTGGGCATACAGCTCATGCCGCAGCATCGCATCCAGTTTTTGCTCCAAGCCCTGTTCAATAATCTCTTCGTACTCATTTTCGCCGCTCAAATGATAATGCAGCAAGGCGACGAAAAGTTTCTGCGAAATCTGCACATTTTTCATCGTTATCACCATACCGTGTCGGTTGTGTCGATTGTGACGGTATTTTACATAGTAGCAAAAATACCGTCACAACCGTCACGAATCGTCACGCCCCAGAATTTTCCAGCGTTAATTTGACCACCCTGCCCTCATGGGTGCGCCTGCTTTCGTACCGAATCCCATAGTCGTTGTAGAGCCTGTCGGCACTCACATTCAGCTTCCGGGTCAGGATGTTTGCCTGTATGCTCACACCCGGCAGACGTTCCAGCAGTTCCGTGGGCGCACCGCTCCACTCCGGCTGTTCCGGGGTGAGCATCTTTGCCACCACTTCCAGAAGCGGGTCGGGCGGCAGCTTCCAAAGTTCCGTTTCGGCTCCTTGGAACGCCCACACGCAGCGTTCCCGGTCAAACTCCAATGTCAGCTCCTGATCCGGCTGGTCACGTCCCACGATGTCCAGTAGTGCGGTGTTGTCCGTGCGCCGCTTCTTCTGCATGATGAACGCGCCATCCGCTGCACCCAACAGACCGTTGGTGCCGGAGATCATATCAAAGCTGTCCTCGGCTTCCATCTTCCGGGTGTGGTGAACCACCAGCAGGCAGATGCCATACTTGTCACTGAAGGTTTTCAGCCTGGTCACGATCTCGTAGTCGCTGGCATAGCTGTATCGATCCCCGCCGATCTCCCGCACCTTCTGCAGGGTATCGATGATGATGAGCCGTACATCCGGGTGCTCCCGGATGAAGCCTTCCAACTGCTGGTCAAGTCCCTCGCTCATGGACTTGGCATGCGTTGCGAAGTAGAGATTGCTGGTCTCCTCCACCCCGAACATCCGGGAGAGCCGCCGCTGCAGTCGGGCGTAATCATCCTCCAACGCCAGATAGAGGACAGTGCCTTGATGCACCTCGTACTCCCACAACGGAAGCCCCATCGCCACATGGTAGGCAAGCTGCCCCATGAAGAAGGACTTGCCCACCTTGGGCGCACCTACGAAGAGGTAGGTGCCACTGTACAGCAAGTCGTTCACGATGGGTTTCCGAGGTGGATACACCGTGTCGTACAGCTCGGTCATTGATATCGTGTTCAGCCCGAAATTGTTTGACTTTTTCGCGGCTTGCAGATTGATTTGCTTGCCCGAATTTGTTATAATATTGGTGTTGATTTTTGAGGACGACTGTACCGCATCTGCGCCAACAGATGCACCCGGTACGGTCGTTTTTCTATTGTCCGTCATTCGCATTCCTCCTTAAGTCCGTTCAACGTCAGAACCACCATTTGCAGGGTCTCCAGCAAGTCCGGCGAGACCTCTTCATCCACAGCCAGCCGCTGCAATTCCTGATAGATCAGCTTCATCTGGTCTCGCAGGGCTTTGTAGACCCTTGGGTTGCCTACCACGGTGATTTCCCGGTCGGTCAAGCGGCGGATGATATACTCCTGTTTGGTCAGCCCGGAGAGCTTTACTTTGACTTCCAGAACCTCGTCCTCTTCCGGGGACATTCGGAAGGCTACCACCTTGTTCCGCCAGCGGCCTTGCTGGTCGAGCACTCGTTCCATCTTCATCCTTCCTTTCGTTCCATGTCCAGCTTCTGCGCCATCTCCTGCTGCTTTGAGGGGAAGAGGTGGGCGTACTTATAGGTGATGTCCACACTCTCATGCCCTACCCGGTCAGCAATTGCCAAAGCCGAGAAGCCCATTTCAATCAGCAGCGACACATGGGAGTGCCGTAGGTCGTGGATTCGTATCCGCTTCACCCCGGCCTCCTTGGCTCCCCTGTCCATCTCGTGGTGCAGGTAGCTCTTGGTCACCTCAAAGATCCGCTGGTCTGGCTGGACTTTGTAGAGGGATTTCAGATAGTCTCTGATCTCGTCCGTCAGAAACTGCGGCATCTGGATGACCCGGACGCTCTTGGGTGTTTTCGGGTCGGTGATCACATCCCGGCCTTTCAGCCTTTGATAGGATTTGGTGATGGAGAGCAGCCCCTTGTCCAAGTCGAAGTCTGCCGGAGTCAGAGCCAGCAGCTCGCCCTCCCGGATGCCACACCAGTAGAGGACCTCAAAAGCGTAATAGGATTGCGGCTTGTCCATCATCGCTTCCGCAAACTTGAGGTACTCCTCCTTCGTCCAAAAGAGCATTTCCTTGTGCTTTTCTGACCCCATGCACCCGGCTGTGGCTGCTGCATTTGATTTCAGCCCGTAGAACCGGACGGCATGATTCAGAATGGCACTGAGTTGTCCATGCAGCGTCTTGAGGTAGGTCGGCGAGTAGGCCTTGCCGTTTTTGTCCCGGTAGTTCAGCATCTCGTTCTGCCATGCGATCACATCCCGCGGCTTTATCTCGCTGAGCCGCTTTTCTCTGAAATACGGTAAGATTTTCGTTCGGATGATGTGCTCTTTGGTAGACCAGGTGTTTTCCCGGAGTCGCTTTTTCTTGTCCGTGATATAAATTTCCACGAACGCTTCAAGGGTCATGGTCAGGTCTGCTGCCTGCTGAAGAAGGAACTCCCGCTCCCACGCCAGAGCATCCTTCTTGGTGGCAAACCCCCGTTTCAGCTTCTTCTGCTTCACACCTTGCCAGTTCTCGAAGTAGAAGGAAGCGTACCATGTGCCCTGCCTGCTGTCCTTGTAGGCTGGCATCTTATCACTCCTCTCCTGCCCCGTAGATTTTCTCCTGATAGTACCTCCTGCTCACCCGGCCTCCCACGGTCGTGTAGCCCTTGGCTCTCAGTTCCTCGTTCCACTTGGCGATCATCTTGTACGCCAGACCCTGGGAGATGTCCAGTTCCTTTGCCAGCTCGTCTGCCTTGATAAAAATGCTGTTTGCCATTTTTTGTCCTTTCCTTGTCGGTTTCGTTTCGGTGCCGCTTCATCCTCGCTGACTTCCGGCAGGCATATCCCCTTTGCGGTGCTGTGCCGTCCCCTTGTGGAGCGCTCGCTTCCTTTCGGAAGGTCTTGGCGGTTTGGATCAGTTTGGCGGTCATTCAATTTTACTAAGCATTTTTGCTTATCTTTTTGTGCTCTCATTATACTAAACACATTCCGTTAAGTCAAGAGGTTTTCGAGTAAAATCTTAAACTTTTTTGTTTATTTTCTATTGCACCTCCTATTTTTCTGTGCTATACTAGGTTCAACAAATATGTTTAAGTCAGGAGGCAATCGCATGGCAGTCGGTGACCGCATCAAACGTGCCCGCAACTTCCGAGGCATGACCCAGAAGGAACTGGGCATTGCCATCGGGTTTGAGGAGAAGAGCGCAGACATCCGTATCGCACAATACGAAAGCAACACCCGCACTCCCAAGGAAGAGCTGCTCCGCAAGATTGCGGAGGTACTGGATGTGAACTACCGTTCCCTCTATGAGCCGACCTTGTACGCCGCAGAGGATGTGATGTACACTCTGTTCGAGCTGGACGAGCACTATCCCGGCACCCGGCTCTACGAGGTCACAGACACCACCGACCCGGATTTCCCGGAAAAGCACATGGCAGTCAGTTTCCGGTATCGTCTGCTGGATGATTTCTTAAAGGAGTGGCAGCTCCGTAAGAAGCAGCTCCGGGAGGGCGAGATCACCAAGGAAGAGTATCTGGAATGGAAGCTCAACTGGCCACAGACCGCCGACGGCTGCGGCCGGTACGAGCCGAAGAAAAAGTGGCACAAAGAATAAAAGACACAAAAATGCCCTCTGAAAAACTTACCGTTTCTCAGAGGGCATTCTCATGTCTCTCTTTATGAATAATCGTCTGATAGTATCAAAGCAGTATCACAGAGCCTTTTGGCTCTTAAAATATTGCATTGCATCAATACTTTTCAGGATTTGCAGATTACTCGAGCTCGATTCTGGAAAGCTGTTTTCTGGTTGTAACAGGTACAATTTTCCGGTTTGGCGGAGTGTATTTTCCACTCCGTTCATTGTGTGTTTTTGACTACAACGAAAATTGCTGTCAAAATGATGTCACAGCATCAGGCGGACCGCTTTGCGTCAAGCGCCTTGACTTCCTCGACGGTCAGCCCTTGAGCTTCGGCAATTTCCTCATAGGACAACTTGCCGCCTAAGAGCAGCCGCTTGGCCGCCTCAAGAGCATTTGCCCGCATGCCTTCTTCTCTCACTTCTTCAAAAGCTCTGCACATAGTTGCCACTCCTTTCGTGTCCTCTTTGAAATAGCGTACCCGCTGCGCCAGTACCGGATAATTCATATCATCCGGGTTTGTGCAGGTAAAATCCTGCATCAAACGGCCCAGTTTGGTATCATCCTTGATTTGAGAGTTCACATAAATAATATGTGCTCCATCTCCGAACGGCATTCCCGTTTCTTGGATTGTCCGTTCGATATGATAAATCGGAAGACCGGCTTTCAAAATATCATTTTCAGTGATAAATATCACATAGGTTTCATATAGCTGGTCGTAACGATCACCCGGCTCCGTAATATTGGCATCCATCAAACCGCTGTTGTAACGAGCTCGTCTGACCTCTGCACCACGGTCGTTGCGCTGGATTTCAATGTTATAGGCTTTATTCTGCTCATCCACAGCCAGAATATCCAAGCGGGCCGAGCGACCTTGAATATTATTCAAGCCGTATTGACTGTGAACTTCGCGGATTGTCAGGTCATCACGGTCTAAAATCACCTGAAGCAGAAACTCCGAACACTCCTTATCTTCAAAAACCTTCGTCATAAAGTTATCGTCAATAAGGCGAAGATTCTGAATCCGATGCAGATACTCTTCATGCTTCCGCTCAAAGTCCAACTCCTGCGGCGTCTTATTCTCTCCCATCGGCTCACCTACTTTTATATAACACTTGAATGAATCATTTGTCACATAAAGAATACCACAAAACCGTACTTTTTTCAAGGTGGCACAAAATTCACCCCGGCGGACCATCAAATGCTCCATTCAACTGCCATATACATTATTATAATACATTTGTTTCATACAAATGTCACGCAACAGAAAAAGGACGACCCGAAAGCCGCCCTTTCCCTTATATACCGACTTTTGATTCCGTCGCGGGTTTCTCAAAGCCAGTACGATTCCTTACCCTTGGTTCAAGATTTGGAACACGTACAAGTATTTCGTCCGGTTCGCAATCCAGCGCTTCGCAGATGAGGTCCAAATGATTCAGATTCATTCTCTCTGCAATTTCGTTGTAGTAATCGCTGATCGTAGTCGGTCGAATGCCTGTGGCGCGTGCCAGATCTGCTTGCGTCCATTTCAGCTCGCCTAGCTTCTTGGACAGTAAAATTCTAATCATATACTCGCTCGCTCCTTACAATAAAAGATATTCTTTTCTTCTGGAAAAATCAGGGGATTGTTAGATTATCACGAATTTTGTGATTCTTTATTGCATAAAAGCAAAAAACACCCCCGTCACCTGTTTCGACTTTTCATCTGACAGGTGACGGGGGTGTTGTCATTTGTTCCGAGTATTCAGTTCAGCAAGCTGCCGCTGGTCTGATTCTCTGTACCGTTCATCCACGCCTTCCAAATGGGAGAGACAGCGTTTCAGCTCTCCGTTCCAGTAAATCTGCCCAGTTTCCGTTTCCATCCGCTCAATGCCGGCACAAATGCAGGATAGCAGGTCGAATGTAGCCTTACGGCTGTCCATCTGCAAAATATACCGTTCACGGCGTTGTTCATCTTCCTTTTCGCGCTTCTTTGCCGCACGGTCCGCCGCGCCCTTGATAAGAAGCTGATTCACGGCAAAGGAAATCGCGCCGCCCAAAACAGTTCCTAAGAACGCCAGCGCCGCCAAGAGCCACGCCGGAACGGTGACAGTAAACACTTCGGCTGTTCCTGCAAGCACCTGTATCCTCCTTTCAGTCGTCGGTGAGTGTCAGCAATTCAATCCATCTCGTGACGGGGAGACGGTCTAAGAGCCATTCCACGCACCGTTTAAGCATCCTTCAGCACCTCCAGCCCTGCCTTGGCTGCATTAAAGGTCACCTGCACCACTTTCTGAATCAGGCTGTCCGTGACCAGGAAACGCAAAGGAGCAGGAACCTTTGCGCGCAGCCACGACACGACAACCGCCAAACGGGCTTCGCCCAGCTTGGTGCCAACGAACTCTTTTTCGGCCTTGGTGATGGCCTCAATCGCCCATTCGGCCAGCAGGGCCTTGTATCCCAGACGAATCATGCAGGCCGCAACAACGACCAACGCCACAGCCATAATAGCAACCGTAATGATAGTAGCAGTATTCATACCTTATCCCCTTTCTCAAAGCAGCTTAGAAAGCGCCGCCTTTGTCCGCGTTCCAACGATGCCGTCCGCAGTCAGATTGTGCGCTGCTTGGAACGCCTTGACGGCCTTTTCAGTGTTTGCACCGAAGATGCCGTCTTGGTTGATGCCCAGCGCTCCTTGAAGCGCGGCATTGTATAGCCGCTGCGGATAACCACTGGTCGATTTCTTCAGATTTCCGGGGCCGAAGATTTCAGCCGCCCAGTTAGACGTATACGCTGCCGAACCGGGCATGTTGGGGATTCCTGCATAATGATACACCGACACATAGCCCGTCTTAATGTCATTGATGCGAATTTCCCAGTGCAGGTGGCTTCCAGTACTGTGACCCGTGCTCCCTTCAACACCAATCAAATCGCCCGGCTTCAGTTTTTGACCTGCAGCCACATTGATTTGCGACAAGTGCCCGAAATACATATAGTAGTTCGTGCACCCTACCCTAAGCACAACGCGCTGGCCAAAACCTTTTTTGGGGAGCGTTGCGCACTCCCATCCAGCGCGAATGACCGTACCGTATACAGGAGAGTAAATGTGCTTGTCTCCGATGCCCACGAGATCATAGCCTTGGTGATATGTGCCATCTGACCTCAGATGCCTATATGCTTGCGATACTCTGAAAGTGTTCTTATACGGGGAAATCAAAATCAATCCACCTCCATTTCAAATAAAAAAGCCGTGCTGACCATCAGCACGGCTTCTCTCAACACTTTATAGCATCGTATTCGGCTTGCAGGATTGCTCTCTGCTCACCATAATTTTCCGGCTCTTCTCCTGTCTCAACTGAAATATCCTCCCAGCAATCCAGAAGATGAACCGCAGATGCCAATAGAGCTTCGAGCTTTTGTTCTCGGCTCAATCAAAGCACCTTCCCGTCAGGACTCTTTCGGGCGCGGACCGCAGATGCGGAGTGCCTGAGCTTTCGTCAGTTCGCCCTCATCCACTTTTTCCCATACGCCAACGGCGGTGATTTTCTTCATGCGATACATAGTGCGATAAAATTGCTCCTTGCCCATTACAGTTCGCCTCCCATAAACAGAGTTTCCAGCACGCTCACACGCTCTTCCAGAGAGGGCGCAGCTTCATCAGCGGTCGTCCATGCTTCTGCATAGACCCACCAATCATCAGCCGCCGCCGTGATGCTTTCCACGGTTTCCTCTGCATAATCGGAACCCAACTTGCAAAGAGCCGTGGTGCACTCCCACGAAGTACCGCCCTGCTCTCCTTCGGGAGCCTCGGTTCGCACCTCATGAGCGTCCTTACGCAGGTACAGCCAAGCCGTACCATCCGGCAGTTTTTCCAGCGTTACCGCCTGCGGATTATGGTCAAGGTTCTCGATAAAAATCATGCTGCTATCCTCACTTTCTTCATTGCATTTCTTTGTGCCGTTACGCGGATTGCTACTTTTGCGGCCGTGAACAGCTTTTTCTGTTTTAGGGCTTCGCTGATTGCACGAGATTTTGTCCAGTCAAAATAGCCGTTATAGCTGACCAGCTTGTATGACCGCCAGACCGGCACATATCCATTTCGTGAAACATCAGCCTTGGCTCGAATGTACTGCCGCCGAGCCCTCAGAAAAATTCTGGGGCGTATCGTGGTGTAGGTACGGTGCATCACATAGCCAGCCATATCCAAGCCCGGACACCCTTTCGCCGCTCCAGTCATGTGTCGGCGCTGATGTTCTTCAGCCGCGCTTAGAAAATCCACCCGAACCCACTCGGTTTTTATGGTCAGCCCAAATTCAGCCAGCGCCCACTTAGTCAATTTCCGGGCCGCACTTTGTATATCGGCCCATCGTCGCCCAAGTAGAACAAGGTCGTCCATATAGCTGCCGCTGCGGGTCACAAACGGCGTAGATGCTCCGCGGCGAGTCTTTGCATAGCTTAACACCTTTACCAGCATATAGCTGGCAACAAGGTTGAAAAGCCACGCTTCGAGGTATCCGCCAATGAGCAGTCCCTCGCCCGGTGCCATCGCCAGCAAGCAGTTGATGACCGCCAGCAACCATGTCGCACCCGGAATCTCACGCCGCAGAATATCCATCACGACAGCCTGTTTCGTATGGGCATACGCTCCCTGCACATCCAGCTTGACTGCGTGTTGAATTCCAAGGCTTTTCCTGCGAAGCCAACGCTCAACCTGACGTTTTAGAGCAATCTGCCCCTTTCCGGGGATGCTGGCGAATTGATATGGAAGCAATTTTGCGCGAAGCAGCGGCCGCAGTCCAATCACCGCCAAATGCCCAAAGGCTTGGTGCATCGGGTGGCAGTTGGACAGCTCACGCCGTTTCATGCTGATTCCATCAATTCGATAAAATACGCTCACAGGTTCAAGGTCGAGGTCGTCCGTCTCGCCCTCCACAAGGTCTTCCACGCGTTGCTCCATTTCGAGAGCGATGCTGTTCACTGCTTCCAAACGCGGATTCCAGTCGTTTGACCGGGCGGCGCGCGATAATTCTGCACGGCTCACACCTCCATATTTCTCCACCGTAGCGAGGTAATCCCGGCGGAACCATTTCTTATCAAAAGCTTCAAGGACAGCCTGCTCACACATTGCGTGCGTGAGCTGTAAGAACCTCTTTGTTTTCATATCCTTAAAGCCTCCAAACTTGCTGATGTTCAACGACTTTCGGTTGCCGTCCCCGGCCTTAAATCAGGCAGAACGGATTTCTACTACTCGCCGCCACGCAGTCCCAAAAACTGCGGCCACGCTCTCACCAATGCGTCCGTATCTCTCGAAACGCTCAGTTGCATGGTGTCGGTATAACATGATCTTAGTGGTCAAGCCACAGGCGCAATGAAACGCTTATGCCCTTTTGAGGGCTATTTTATCATCAGCATGCCGGGGCACGCCGTTCCAGTTCGAGTTCGCCGGGGAATTGTTGCCATTCGCGCAAGGCAGGCCGCAGTTAGCACCGTCATTCAGGTTGCCACCGCGCCAAGGGGCGTACACGCCCGCCGAACTGGGCGAATTGAACGCAGCCACACGCCGCTTCATTGCTCCAAAAACAATCGGCTTGTGGCGATGGTAAACCATCGCCACAAGCGGGAGAAATCGTCTACGGGGGTTTCAGGGGGTTACACCCCCTCTATGTGCCTACGGCACATATTCACCCTCTCTTTTTGCCCGATCCAGCAAGCCGGGGCACGCCGCTCCAGGACGAGGACGCCGGGGAACGGAAGCCATTCGCGCAAGGCAGGCCGCAGGCAGCACCGTCAATCAGGCTGCCACCGCGCCAAGGGGCGGACACGCCCGCCGAACCGGGCGAAAGGAACGCAGCCCGTACATAGGTGGAGCCACTGCCATTGAACTTTTCATACATCATGGCTTCCGCGCCCAGCTTGCCCAGCTTGCGGATATAATGCCACGACCAAGTTGCCTTGTCGTTCAGGTCGAAGGAGCCGGTCTGGGCATAGTCCGAAGAAATAGAACCAACCTGCTTCTCACCGCTCTTGCAGGAGAACACATCGTAATGCCAATGGTCATCATCGACGAGGCTTGCTTTCCACAGAGGGTCCAGCTGCTCGACGTATGCGCCAATCTGCATCTCGATGCCCGCCACACGGTACGGATATTTGCCGTTTGTCAGATTGCCACAGCATCCATCACTGTGACCCGGGACTCCCTCAGTCGTGCCGGACTCCCACGGCATAGTAGAGACCAGCATTGTGGTTGTGGTGTCAATGGGAGCATCCAGCTCAAGGTTCAGAGCCACATACTCCGTATCGTTCACGGTCACATTGGTAATGCTGGAAATCTTGGCCCAGTTGAAAATGTCATGGTTATAGGACAAATTGCGGTCTGTGCTGGTATTTTCGCCGCGCTCGCCCATACATACCGCAGAACCCACGAGGAAGTTTGCGCCCTGCGCTTTCGTCACAAGCACACGCTTTACTCCGGTCTCGGCCACCGCCGGGGTATACTGGTAATTGTAGGACGTGCAGCCCTCCAGCTTGCCGCTGTTGCTCAGCGTCCAATGGCGCAGCCGCCACTGGGCCAGAACATACTGCTGGTCGCAGTCAGTCCACAGGGCATCATAAGCGGTAATCTTACGAGCCAGAGGGATAGCTGCATTGGCGCTTGTCCACGGCATCGGGGGCAGTCCAGCACCGCTGGTCATTCCGCCCTTGGAATTTTTGCCGCCGTAGAATGCAGGATGCCATGTCAGCCAGCGGCGGCTCCTATCCGGGGCCACATCGCCAGCCATAGGCTCATAGCCACCACCAAAGAAGGTGCGCCAGCTGTTATAGAGGTAGGCTCCATCCTCCCACTCCTTCAGCATCAGAGACAGGGCGAAGCAGTAGACGGGTGCGGTTTCACCAGAAAGGTCAAAACCGGTTTCGCCCTCAACCGCCAGCACGTTCATGGTGTCATCTTCCAAAGACAGTGCATTGGCACGGATGTACCAGGTGAAAGGATCCTCTTCCGACCAGTCTGCGGTTTCCGGGCTGGTGTCAGTCAGCAGCGGCGCTGCTTCACGTCCATCTGCCAGATCATCCAACGGGGTGCCGGTGTAGTCCCCGCTCACATCGTCACTGTAGAAGCGAACAGTGTAGGTTTTGCTGCGAGCGCTCTCTGCGAGCATTTTCGCAAAGCGTTCCAGACGTTGATACTTTGTCACGCCATCACCGGCAGACAGCGGCCACCAGCTCCAGAAGATTTCTGTGGTATTTTTGCCATCCAGCAGACCGCGGAATGTTGCATCCACGAATTCCGCGCCGGCAGTGCCAGCAGCAATACCTGCCAAAATGTCATTTTGGCGTTTCATCTGAGCGACCAGTTCCAGACCGGTTTCATCGCTCATAGGATGATTGATAAGTTCCCATGTTGTGTCAGCCATTTCTTATACCCCCTTTTTTAGGTGCTTTTCTTGATGAAAAACGACAGTCGGCCACTCTCGTCCGGGCCAAGTGCATAGCTTGCAGAAGCAACGCTTGCCGCAGCCTGCTGGGCCGCAGCCGTCGTCTTGTTCAGCAGATCCTTCGATGTCTCAGCAGCGGCCTTGCTGGTCTCTGCGCTATCTTTCGCCGCATCCGCAACAGCTTTTGTCTGACTATACAGTTCATCCAATTTTGCTGCTGATTTCCTGCGGGCGATTGCGTAGGTCAAAATATCAATCATGCGCCACCATCCTTACATCGGGTAGAACTTCCCGGTAGAATCGGCGATATAGATATTTCCGGTGTGGATAACCAGTGCTTGCGCCCCCATCGGTGCAGATTTGATATTCTGCAGGTCTGCTTCATCGTCGCAGTAGTACACCGTGGCCGGCTGGGCTGCGGTGCCATACCGCTGCATAACTTTGAACATAGAAACTCCTTTCCAGATTATAGCCATGTGACATCTGTATGTCTGATTTTTGTTAGAAAATCACGGAATCTGTGATTTCAGCTGCTTCTCCGGATAAAAAACGAGAATCGCCCATCGGCATCCGGTCCAAATGCAAAATTAGTAGACGATGCAGAACCAGCCGCTTGATTTGCAATATCAAGCGTCCTATTCATGTAGTTCAACGTGTTTCCCTCAGCAGCTCGTGCCTCTGCCGCGCTGTCTCTCGACGCACGTTCATTTGCCGACGCCGATGAAGCACATTCGGCGGAAATTTTCTCAGACTTATTGGCCGCGATCCTGCTGGCTTCAGC